GCCTGATACAGGCACCAATGGGTCATGCAGTCTATGATAACCATAGAGTCTTTGTTCGCCCGGTATGTTTGTGTCTAGTAAAGAGCTACTTGAAGCAACCTCGACCTGAATACCTTTTTCCATACATTTTACCAACCAAAATTCTACACAAGCTCTTCCTTGTTCCGCAAAATGCAAATTGTTTTTGTATGTAAAATCAATGCCAAACAGTTTTACATTTGCAACATCGTTCCAATATGCAAATGCTACAGCATAAGCAACCGTGTTATTCAGATAGTGACAATTAGTGGCCTTTACAATTTCATGCACAGGGTATTCAACCAAGCTTTTGCATCTAGCATCAGCCTCACAGGTGTATATGGGTTTGTTATGATTTAACAACAACTCTTTCATGCAATCGGTTTGACCGCCTGCATCTTCTGTATCTAAAAAACGACTTGGTGGGTCCATCATAAACACACGGTCATGAAAAATTACAGAAGCAACCGCATTAATTGCCCAAACTTCATCAAAATGTACGCTATGTGATTTTGCTAAATTGTAATCAAACCAACTCTTGCCTAGTCCTACAATAGCAACAGTTTTGCCTTTTAATTTTTTTATTGGTTTCATCTCTCTCTCTCAAAAATGTAACTTATGTTACGTTTGTTCTTAATGAATCATATCTCATTTCATCCCTTGTATCACGTCCCTCTCCTAGGTTTTTCAATCTAAGGACGCTTTCTTTAAATCTTGCTTCGTACATGCCTATATCTTCAGGCGGTAGCTTTAAAAATACTGCTCCTTCCAGCAAACATCCGTAAAGAAGAGTATCTGGCGCATCTGTCGATAAATACGTTGTACCAGAATCAGCTCCTGCTGTTAAAGAAGCTGGTTTGGCTAAATAGTGTAACTCCATAGTGTAATTGCTATCAGGAACAGGAGCTATTTCAAAGCTACTTTGGTCAAAAATAGCATAATATCTTGGTGTGCCTCTTGTAGCTGTGCTTGTAACAAACTCTTTTATAAAAGAATTATGCTTTAAATCTAAGTAATCGTATGTGTTAGAACTTATTACTGCCAATGAAAAAGGTGCTAAAAAATCTGTTGGAGTTGCTAAAAACCTATTGTCTGTTGTTACATTACCTTGCACGTTTTTTCTTTGGTCAGGTATTTGTACAGTTTTAAGTATTCTTTCTTCTGCTTGTAAAATAATATTGTTAAGATTATTAACAAATGTAGTTTCATCTGTCTCTAAATAATCTTGTACAGCAGTTTTAAGTGTTGCTAATGTAAAACTCATGATGTAGTTATTGTAACCGTACCTAAAGCACTTGTCATGCTATCAGGAGTTGTAAGTTTTTTTCCTATAATACCTAAGTCAAAGTTTGTATATACAGTAAATATAGTGGGAGATACGCTAATATCAGGCCTTGGCTCTCTTACAGCCTGTGGGTCTACTATGTTTGTTC